GCACTATACCCTAAGGGAATGCTACTATGGAACTTACGTCGAAGCGGTTACAACGTTAGAAGATTCGAAATGAACTACATCGATCTTAACGACGATAACGATCGTTTCAGCAGCGAAGATATGGAAAACTACTACCCACACCGTTGGGTTACTGACAGTGCTAACAAAGAAAACGGCGCTGGCAACTTTGGTCGCTTCGCACAGCGTAAGGTAATTGTTACTGGTCTGCAAGCAGCAGTTAACAATAACGATGCTATTAGAGACAACGAAAGCTTAGACTTTAACCTCTTAGCAGCGCCTGGTTACGCAGAACTAAACAACGAGCTTATTACTCTAAACTTTGACAGAGATCTAACAGCGTTTATCGTTGCTGATACTCCGTTTAGATTAAAGCCAGATACACCTTCACTACAAGGTTACGCACTTAACAGTGCTAACTCACCGCAAGACGATGAGTTTGGTATTGTAAGCAGAGACGAATACATGGGTGTTTACTACCCAAGTGGATTCTCCAGTGATAACTTTGGTAACGATGTAGTTGTACCGCCAAGCCACATGATGCTACGTACTATCGCACTTAGCGACCAAGTATCGTTCCCATGGTTTGCTCCGGCTGGTACACGTAGAGGCGGTATTACTAATGCTAGCTCTACAGGTTACATTAATAACGAAGGTGAATTTGTTGCTACAACGCTTAACAATGGTCAAAGAGACACACTATACGAAAACGCAATTAACCCAATTACGTTTATTAGTGGCTCCGGACTAGTTGCGTTTGGTCAAAAGACACGTTCGAGAAATGCTAGTGCGTTGGATCGTATTAACGTTGCTAGACTAGTAATTTACATGAGAAAGCAATTAAAGAAACTATCTAAGCCATACCTATTCGAGCCAAACGATAAGATCACAAGAGACGAAATTAAAGCGGCTACTGAGAGCTTATTGTTAGAACTAGTAGGTAACAGAGCACTTTACGATTTCCTAGTTGTGTGTGATGAGACCAACAACACACCGTCTAGAATTGATCGTAACGAGCTATACATTGATATTGCAATTGAACCAGTTAAGGCAATTGAATTTATTTACATTCCATTGCGCATTAAGAACACTGGTGAGATAGCAAATCTATAAAACGGCTAAATATAGTTATAATGAGGAGCAATTAATATGCCAGTAGGTACACTTAGTAAAATGACAGTGCCGCTTTCGAATAATCAAAGCGCAAATAACCAGGCACTGTTGATGCCAAAGTTACAGTACCGATTCCGAGTTTCATTTATTAACTTCGGAATCAGTACTCCTACTACTGAACTTACAAAGCAGGTTATTGACGTAACCCGCCCGTCCGTGAACTTTGAGCAAATTACACTTGATACTTACAACAGTAAAGTGTACCTAGCTGGTAAGCACGAATGGCAGAATATTAGCATTAACTTACGTGAAGATGTTAATAACAACGTTCAGTTATTAGTAGGCGAACAGCTTCAGAAGCAGTTCGACTTTTACGAGCAAGCAAGCGCTGCGTCTGGTTTAGATTACAAGTTTGCCGCTAAGATTGAGATACTCGACGGCGGTAACGGTATTCATGAGCCAGTAGTGCTTGAAACGTTTGACTTAGTTGGCTGTTACTTAAACAGCGCTAACTACAACCAGTTAAGCTATTCAACATCAGATGCGATGACAATTAGCTTAGACATACGTTACGACAACGCTATTCAGTCACCGCAAGGTGCAGGCATTGGTGCTGCTGTAGAAAGAACAACCGGTACTCTAAGTACTGGTGTTGGCACAAACTAACAGTAATTAACTTTTTAATAGAAGGGGGTTTTATACCCCCTTTTTTTATGGATAAATATTAACATGGGATATAAGTTTTCACCTTACTTAAAAACTAACGATAGCTACTACGGTCCTAAAGGTAACTTAGGTGCGTACGATCACGGCAGCCGTTTGTTTGTAGATAACAACATGGAATTAGCACCTAAGGTTGCTTTTCTATACCATGTTAACTTTGTATTAAATTCAGCAGCTAAATCATTCCTGCCAGGATTTATGTCAGCAAGCGGTCTTGGGTTAAATGAAATTGGATTGCTAGCAAAAACTGCTTCGCTTCCTAAGTTTACTCCGCAAGTAGAAACACTAAACAGATATAATCAAAAGAAAAACATACAAACAAAGATTTCGTATGATCCAGTTACTATATCATTACACGACGACAAGAAAAGCCTAACTTCGGGGCTTCTACAAGCATACTATAAGTATTACTTTGTTGACGGTAACTACAAAACACGTCCTAGCGGATATAATCCAGACAATACATATGCGTCGGGCCTAGCACGCTACGGTCTTGATTCAAAAATACAGTCTAAGCATTTCTTTAGAGAAATACATATTAGTCAAATGTCAAGAGGTCTATATACTCGTTACACTTTAGTAAATCCTTTACTAACTAAGTTTGACCACGATGATCTTGACTATGCCGACGGTAGTAAAGCTCTTGCTAATAATATTACAATTCATTATGAATCAGTATATGTTGAAACAGGGAATGTAAACGAAAATCAAGGTAGTCCAGACGGGTTTGCTCAAGTACACTATGATCATCAGCCTAGTAGTTTAAGCTATACTCAAATTGAAAAAGATTTTCAAAGTGTTGACTCAGGCAATCAGTTTGATTTAGACGACAGTCGTCAGAAGCAAAGCCGATTTGAAAATAACTTCTTCAACAAGCAGTTACAGACTCAGCAACGTCAACAGCAAAGTAATGTTACATTTAACTCTTTGCGTCGTAATGGCTTTAATAGTACAGACTTTAAAAATAAACAACCTTCGACTATAGGTGGTTTAGATGACTTAGTGTTCCCAAAACAGGATTCGCAACAAAACGAAACAATTAATCTTACGAATAAAACTAAACAAATTGTTTCTTTATCTAAAAATGAAATTAGACAAAACCCAGCAGCGCTTGAAAGTGCTCGCAAAACATTACATAGACAAAACTATCAAGCAGCAGGAGGCACTGGCGGATTAGCTGATGCAGATGCTGATTTTGAATCACAGAAAACTAATTCTGTGTTTCTAAATAGTTTAGATACTCAATTAGGATTATAAATGACTATTAACAGTAGCTTACCAGTAGATAATAAAAAGTCTACTCGTTCGAATGATAGAACTGTAAATCAATTCTTTAATACTTATTTTTCAAAAAAATTAGAGTTTGCTTCTAATGAAGTAATCGCAGTGCGAGGTTTCTTTGAAAGAAAAGGGTTTAGCAAAACAGCAGCTGACGCAATTAGTATTGTGTTGTTACAGCAGGCAAAAATTGATGGCGTAAAAGTCTTTGAACTTATTGATACAATGAAGAAGTATGAAACTAATCAACTTTCGGAACTTGTAACTGAAATACTAAACCACAATCGCCTTAACACAAGTGTACTTGGTATTAAAAAAGAAAATACACAAACTACAATTGAAAATAGAAATATACATTTATAATGGCTAACAAGTGGGCAAAAGGTAAATTTATACCAAAGAATCCCCAGAAGTATATGGGCAACAAAGCACCTACATACCGTAGTAGTTGGGAATTTGTGTTCATGAAGTTTTGTGACGAAAACGCACACATCACAGAATGGGCAAGTGAACCTATGCGTATACCTTATATCAACCCTATTAAGCAAAGCAAAACGACCTACTTGCCTGACTTTTTAATTGCTTATAAAGATAAATCAGGAAACCGTATTGTAGAGCTAATAGAAATTAAACCTAAAAAACAGATATTAGGCGAAGCAAGATCCGAGCGTGATAAGATACAAGCTATTATAAATCAAGCAAAGTGGCAAGCAGCTGAAGCATTCTGTGCTCAAAAAGGTATTAAGTTTCGTGTAGTAACTGAAGACGATATATTCCACCAGGGCTCACGTCGTAAATAAATAGTAGTATATAATAGGAACTACTATGACTAAAAAACTTGAATCATTATTTGAATTACCTGAGAATCAAGAAGTAATTGAAGAACAACAGGAAAGTCGAGCCAAAGACGTTGCCGACGAACAATATAAAAAGAAATTAGTTAAAGTTGAAGAAACTGAAGATATCTCTGCGCAAGTAGATAAGATATCAAGTGCGCTACCAAGAGTATCAGGCCTTGGCGCTAAAGCAGATCAAGAGCTAGATGATATTGCAGACAAAGCTATGAGCAGTTACGAAGACCTTATGGACCTCGGTATGAATGCTGAGCTACGATATAGCGGTCGTATCTTCGAAGTAGCAGGCGGATTATTGAAAACAAGCCTCGATGCTAAAGTAGCTAAAATGGACAAGAAGCTAAAAATGCTCGATGCTCAGATTAAAAAGCAAAAGCTAGATCAAGGCAACGTTGAATCTAGCGATACTATCAACGGAGATGACTTAGTTATTGATCGTAACGCACTACTTGGCAAACTTAAAGATATAGATAAATAGTTTATAGGAGCCTACGATGAAAAACTTTTCTGATTTTTTAACAGAGTCTACTAAGACTTATAAATTTATTGTACGTGTAGCCGGTGAGCTACCTGAAGGATTTAAAGATAGCCTCGAGCGTAGCTTAGATAAGTTCAAGCTATTAAATCTTTCCGCTGTCAAAACAACACCAATTCAAGCAAAGCCTTTAGATTTTCCGCAGCTAACAAACTGCGAAGTGAATCACTTCGAAGCTGAAGTACAATACCCTACAACACCTTATGTGCTTGAGCGATACTTAGTTGATTGTTGTAGTGTTAGTCACAGTTACATTATTGTACGTGGCGAAGGCGATCCAATTGAAGAACAACAGACTGATGAGCCAGGCGACGATGCTCCGTACGAAGCTATTCTTACACAGGAAGACTTGGGCGGCGAAAGCGCACAAGACTCTGTAGGCGAGAACCGTGTAATGGATCTTCTCAAAGAACTTGAATTAGCACGTCAAGAGCGTGATATTGAATACAACGCACCGCAGGGCGACTCTAAAGATATCGCTAATACAGAAAACGACAAACCTATAGTCGGAGGGTAATATGGCTGATATTAGAAAATACTTAGATATCCTAAATGAAGTGGACGAAAACGAATCGTCGGGGCCTACGAAGATATTTGTAGGCGGGCGTGACACTAATACTGCTTTTGGCCTAATGGGGATGAATCCAGGTGACTATAACAAACAAGATTCAAAAAAGATTCACGAGGATGCTTTAGAGGTACTTGCAAAATACGAACAATACATGATAGCAGGTTCATCTACAGTACAGCAGCTACAAGACAAGCAATATAGATTTAGCGGCACATTTGTTGATGAGTTAGAAGCAGCTAAGAAAAGAGCCGAGGCACGCAGAGACGATCCCGCAGCAGCAGAATTGCAGGATACAGTATACGGGTACGTTCATTTTGCCGAAACTGCTAAACCATGGAACGGTGAACCACCAGTTGAATCTAAAGAATTAGATGAGATGTTAACTGTGATGTTCGGTGAACAGTATTACTTTATGTCTAAAGAAGATATCGCTAAGCGACTTGAGCAAGAAAAGAGTATATTTAAATCTATCGAACTTACTAATTCACCGATGAGCGATGACATGCAAGTTCAAAAAGAAATAGTAGACCGTCTTGACCGTACAGTTAGCGATAACAGCCAACGACTAGTATGGAGTAATATTGGCAAAGAATTAGATTCGGCGTTAGGAAGCAGTGATTCAGAGGCTAGCAGCGGGTCAAACGATCCAGTAGCACCAGGCCGCACAACCACAGACGACGGCACACCGAATGATACAGGCCAAGACCCTGTTACATCTTCTCCAGGCGCAGGCACAGCGCCGTACCGACCTGATGTAGATGTAGACGCAGATCAAGATTTTGACGGCGACGTTGAAGATTTTGGCCCAGGCACCGGCGGCTCGGGTAGAGGCGACGGCAGTAGTGAAGCAGATCGTCGTAATGATGACAGTAAGCCAGCGCCGTACCGACCTGATGTAGATGTAGACGCAGATCAAGATTTTGATGGAGATGCCCAAGACTTCGGTCCAGGTACAGGTGGTTCCGGCCGTGGTGATGGCAGCAGTGAAGCAGATCGTCGTGATAACGACAGTAGACCAGCACCGTTCCAGCAAGACTTTGATGTTGACGCTGATCAAGACTTTGATGGTGATGCCCAAGACTTCGGTCCAGGTACTGGCGGCTCGGGTAGAGGCGACGGCAGTAGTGAAGCAGATCGTCGTAATGATGATGCTAGCGACGACACTGGTGTTGCCGGTGGAACAGGCACTGCTCCTAGCTACAATGTAGATGCAGATCAAGACTTTTACGGCGACGCTGATGGGTTTGGCCCAGGAACAGGCGGAACAGGACGAGGTTCAGGTTCAAGCGAAATGTCTAGAAGAGCAGCAGATAGTGCTACGGGCACAGGACGTGGTAGCGGCAGCGCTGAAACAGGCCGTAGAGCAGCAGATAGTAAGCCTAACAACACTGTTCCGGCAACCGCTGCTGCTCAGCCTGAGTATGATGTAGAACGGGTATTACAACGCAGTGGCACAACTACAAATATGAATGTTTCAAAGTACAGAAATAAAAGTCCTTATGTTATTTCAAACTTCTCTGGTGGAAAAGGAAGAGTTGGTAAAATTTACGGGAAGCAGCAAAACTTAGCTAAATTCTTTCCTGGTAAGACAATTTACACTGAAGCAGCTACAGTTGACCTTAAAGATCATATAAATAAGTTATAGGAGATTATAAATGTCTAGCATGGATATGGCAAAGCTACTAAGCTTGTTCAAAGACGAAGATGATGCACACGAAGCTTCTAGCTGTAGTATGTGCGGCGGCGAGCACGATCTTGAAGAAGAGTGCCAGGTTGAAGAAGATTGGGATAACGGTGCTGATGACACTAGCATAGGCGACATGTCTGACGTTATACGTAAAGGCAACGACCTGCATAAGAATAAGAAATCTTATAAAGCTAAAGCAAGCCCTGGCGACCCACCAGTAGCTGAAGAAATGACCGAACAAGAGTCAAGAATCAAAGCGGAGCTTACAGCACTATATAAATTATAGTATGTCTACCATAAATGATAGTGCGCTTGTAAAAAAGCCGCACCAAAAACAATCTTACACGCAAGAACAAATAGCTCAGCTAATGAAGTGTATGGACCCTGAAACGGGCTATTTGTACTTTGCTAAGCAATTTGCTCACATCCAGCATCCAGTAAAAGGCAAACTATTATTTGATCCTTTTGAGTATCAGCTAAGACTGATGGATAGCTATCACAACTATCGCTTTAACATTAACATGATGCCGAGGCAGACAGGTAAAACTACCTGTGCTGCTATCTACCTTGCTTGGTATGCTATGTTTGTTCCGGATCAAACTATCCTAATTGCCGCACACAAGTACACAGGCGCACAGGAAATTATGCAGCGTATACGCTACGTATATGAGTTATGTCCTAATCATATCCGTGCTGGGGTCACAAGCTACAACAAAGGTTCGATTGAATTTGAAAATGGTAGTAGAATTGTAAGCCAAACAACCACAGGTACTACAGGACGTGGTATGAGTATTTCGCTACTGTACTGTGATGAGTTTGCATTTGTACAACCAAACATCGCAGATGAATTCTGGACGTCTATATCGCCTACACTAGCAACTGGCGGTCGTGCTATTATTACATCAACACCTAACTCAGATGAAGATACGTTTGCGCAGATTTGGAAACAAGCAGAACAAAAGTTTGACGAGTACGGCAACGAAAGTGAAGTAGGTACAAACGGCTTTCATAGTTTTATAGCACACTGGGACGAACATCCAGACCGTGACGACGATTGGAAGGCAGAAGAGATTGGCCGTATTGGCGAGGAACGCTTCCGTCGAGAGTACGGTTGCGAGTTCTTGATCTTTGATGAAACATTACTTGATAGTATGTGGTTAGCAAACGCACACACTAATGACCCTGTAATGAATATGGGCCAAGTGCGCTGGTACAAAAAGCTTGATCCAAAAGCTACATATGCTGTTGCACTTGATCCGAGCATGGGAACAGGCGGCGACTACTCTGCTATTCAAGTATACGAATTACCTTCGTATGAACAAGTAGCAGAATGGCGACATAATACAACCCCTATTCCTCAACAAATACGAATACTAAAAGACATTTGCAAATACATTGCCGACGACGTACCGGGCTCGGCATTGTACTGGAGTGTAGAAAACAACGGCATTGGCGAAGCAGCATTGCTAGTAATACAAGACTACGGCGAAGAGAACATCCCCGGGTACTTTGTAAGTGAGCCAATACGTAAAGGTCATGTTAGAAAGTTCCGCAAAGGATTTAACACTACACACGGTTCTAAGATCGGCGCTTGTACACGACTTAAGACTATGCTCGAAAACGGCAAGATGAAAATACACAGTAAAGTATTACTTGGAGAACTAAAAGGTTACGTAGCTAGTGGCAATAGCTTTAAAGCAAAGCCAGGCGAAACAGACGACTTGATTAGTAGTGTGCTTCTTATTATTCGCATGATGACTGTGTTGAAAGATTGGGATCCGAGAATCTATAGTACGTTTACTACTGTAGAAGAAGATGACGATTACGAAACGCCACTCCCTATATTTGTCAGTCGCAGCTATTGATAAATACTACAATACATTGTAGGATATCTAATGTCTAAATATTTTGATAAATTTGAAAAACGTGTCAACAACGTAACTGCTAAGTTTCTTAACGAGCAGACCACTGATATGTATAACGTGCGTACCAACTTAAAATTTGCGGTTAAAACAGCTAGAAATAAATCGAAAAAATTTAGCTTTAACGAATTAAAAAGTATTTGGTTTGCTATTAATACGTTAGGCACTGCCGCAGCTGGAGAGTTAGTAGGTGTACAAAATCTACCAGTACTGGCTGATTGGGTTAAAATATCACAAGCTGAACTCGTCAATGATGCCAGAGGAACACCGAGTAAAGCGGATATGGAGAAGGTCGGTGTTGATAACAGAACTGACTATTTGAAAAAAGTATACGGCGGTGACGCACAGTTTGCATATAAAGAAATTAATCTTTACACAAAGACTATATTAAATAATCTAGACCAAGAGACGCAAGGAAGAAACTTAGGCACAATTGACAAAACAAAAGACGTTGGCATAGGCTTTACTCTACAGCAACTTGAAAATGCTCTTGCTACTGCCGATGACGCAGGCATTAGTATTGTTGATGCGCTAAGTCAAGAAACAGGGCGTAAACTTAGCAACGCAGACGTTGACGCAGCCTTTGACAAAGTCGACGAGTTAGGCGGGAAAGTTTTCGCTGAGCTTAACGTCTTAACAGATCTAGCTGAAAAGAAGATAACAAATTTAAAGAAAGAATATAAAAATCATCCAGAATATGCAACTACGTTTTCTGAGAAGATATTGAGCAGTTTATCATTGTCGGATATATTTAAAACAGATAGCTTAACTATTGCGTATGTAAAGTTACGTGAATGGGCAACCAGCGGCAACCCTTCCTGGCAACAGAAATTAGTTAACTTAATTCCTACTATTGATGCTATTGCTCCTATTGTTAGTGGACTTGAAGATAAGCAAAAACAGTTTGAATTAACACAAGCAGAGCAAGCATTAGTTGACGCTGCTAGGCAAGAAACAGACATTCGCAATCAAGTTCGACAAACAGCAAAAGATAAAGTAGCTAGAGATGACGCAGCAAGCCAAGAAACAGATATTAGAAACGCTATACGCCAAGCAGCTCAAGACGCAGTAGATAGAAGTAAAGCTGGCGAAGAAGAACTTGCTAATCGAAACTTTATACGAGCCGAAGCAAAGCGCATTGCTAAAGAAAAAAACTTAGCCGCTAGTCAAGAAACAGCTATTAGAAACGCTATACGTGATGAAGCCAAAAACGTAGGAGCAAGTGCTATAGCAGCAAGGGACCAAGACTTATACGGTGCCGACGATGACAAGCCATTTGATCCACGTTACGACGCAGATAAAGATCAAGACTTCCAAGGCCCAGATGACGACAAGCCATTTGATCCACGTTACGATGTAGATAAAGATCAAGACTTCCAAGGCCCAGATGACGACAAGCCATTTGATCCACGTTACGACGCAGATAAAGATCAAGACTTCTTGGGTGATCCAGAAACAGGCCCAGAGGGAGGCACTGGTTCGAGTCGTAGCGAGCAAAGCGGTTATCAAGAAATGGCTAAACGTGCGTTTGACCGTGCGCTAGCTAACACCAAAGGACCAACCAAAGGCGACGGAGCATTAGAAACAGCACGTCGTGCTTACGATACTGCTATTAAAAACACACCAGGACCTACAAGAGGCGACTATGGCGCTAGATTAGAAATGTCAAGACGTGCGTTCGCAGCAGCTATGGCTAGTACACTAGACACCGGTCGTGGTGACGGGTTTAACGAAACAGCACGCCGTGCTTTTGACACTGCTCTTAAAACCACACTAGACACTGGCAGAGGCTCGGGCGAATCTCAAATAGATCGCCGCTTTGTTGATAATGTAAAAGGTGAGATG